GGGATTGTCGTCGCGGCGAGCGCGAGCAATCCGTCATGGATGGCCTGAGTGAATCCGGTACTTCCCGGCGTCGCGGTTTCCTGCGCCAAGATGGCGTCAGCCATGCCCTTGACGATGGCATAGGTTGTGGAATTCGACGTTCCGAACGGTGGCACATTCGGCAGCGTCAACAGCGCCATGAGCGTCTTGGCCGCGCCTAAAGCAGTGTCATGCGTTGCATTGCCGGTGGGTGCGCCTTGGCTAAATGCCGCAAGCGTCAGGTAGGCGCCGGACAGCATCAGATTGCCGACGACGGCCTCCACTGGAACGTCCACGGTGCCGGCCACGGTCCAGCCGTTGATGGCATCGAGCTTCTGCGCTGTTGTCATCTGCGCAGTCAAGCCAGTCCCGGTCACGCCGGCCGGCGGCTGCGTGGCATTATTCCACGCTGCGATCAATGCATCATAAAAGGCCATAGCCTTACCTCAAAAGCAGATTGGGAACGATGCTAGGATCGGCGCAGGGGACAGCCTGCCCCATCAAGAAGATCGTGAAGCCGTTGGCGCCGCTCCAGCAGCTATCGCAGATCGGCGGATCGGTTCCGTCATCTGCCATCATCAATCGCGTGCGCAGCTGGCCGCGCTCGCGGATCGATCGCTCCTGCTGTTGCGCCGGATCGAACTTTTCCAGGCACCAGCGGCAGGTGTTGCGCGAACCGAGATCGGCCGCGCGTGTATCGGCGACCGACTGCCGCGGCGCGGCTTCCACCGGGAAGAACATCTGCGCGTTGCGTTGCCCTGCGGGAACTTCATTCATGGCCGATCCCTCACTTGCTTGAAAAATGCCGGCGGCCTTTTCCATGCCGCCGGCAGCTACAATGGCCGAAGGAAAGCCGCTTACAGCGACTCGTAGATCATGTGCGCGCCGATCGCGCCGGGCGTGCCGCCGGTGAAGGCGGACAACGACGCTTCGCCCAGCGACGCGGTGTTGCCCAGGACGGCCGGGCATTCCTCGACTTTGTTGGCACGCCAGAAATACACGCCGCCGAAGGCGTTCAGCGAGCAGTTCAGCAGATGCAGCGTGGACGAACGCTGCGGCTTCGTGGTGGCGTTCGAATTACCCGTGATCGCTGGCGCGCCCAGCGCCGCGGTCGCCGGATCGAGCGGCGCATCGGTCTGGCCGGTGCCATCGGAGTTCGTGCCGGTTGCCACGGTGGAATCGCGGGCCAGCAGCATGAAGGTGGGCGACGAAGACGACGCCGCCTGCCCCGAGATCGAAAGTTCGTGGATGCGGTTCAGCTGCGAGCTCGAACCACCCTGCAGCAGGAACGGATAGGTCGCGTCCACCAGGTTCGCGGTGTCCGCAGTCGCGGTCGGCGTGATGGTGGTAACCGACACAATGCGTCTGGCCATTTAGGGCTCCATCTTCAGAGAGGAATGGCGCGTCATGCGCCGATTGCCTTGCCCAAGGGCGTTCGGGCGGCTTTTGAACCGGCCGCATTGACGCGGCCGGCCCAAAACGGAATTCACGGCCGGATGATGGACGGCGCCGGCTTGTTCTTCGCCGCGGCGTTCAAGAAGTCATCGATGACTTGCTTGAACGGCACGTGCACATAGCCGGGCGCAACCATCGCCGCGCCGCAGCCGTCGCACACGTAGTGATCGCACTGCCGGCACCAGGCGCGCTCGCGCTGCCGGTTCGGATTGATGACCACGATGGCCTGGCAGTGCGAACAGGTCAGCGTCGGCGCTTCCAGCGTCATGCCGCGGCCGACCGGCATATTGGGCGCAAGACCGGCAGCAGCGAGATCGGCGGGCGCAAAGCCGGGACTGTCCGCGTGGTCGATCTTCAAATAACCTTCCTGTTCGCGTTTGGAAAACATGACCACTTTTTCCCTTGTTAGATGCGATAGCCGGTGATGAACAGCGCCGCCGGCGTGCCGTCCGTGGTCGACCAGTAAAGCGTTTGCGCCGTCACCAATCGAAGATCAACGAAGGTGAAGAACGGCGCGCCCCACTGCGCGCCAAGACCGCTTGGAAACGACGTCGTGGAGCCCGCCGCCGGATAGGACGTCGGCGACGAACAAACCGACATGGGATTGGCCAAACCCTGTGCGCCGCCGATGCCCTTGGCGAAGGCCGCGTTTGCCGGGACGACTGTCGATATCGATTGCACCTGATAGGTGTACTGGCCGCCCACCAGCGGCGGCGCCTGCGTCAGCGGAGCATTGCCGCTCATTCCGAAAATCGAAACCGGCGTAACGTCAATGTTGCCGTTGCACTGCACGAACTGCAGAATGTTGCCGTTGATATCGCATTTGCCGGACCAGATCAGGATCGAAGCGGCATAGCCGGACGGCATGTTCGAACCGCTGTAAATCTTGCCGTTCGAAACCGATCCCAAACAACCCAGCGTGTTCCAGACGTTCAAGGTCGGATTGTAGATCACGTATATCGATAGATCCGCCGTGTTCGGCGTTGCGCCGGTGTCCATGCCGCCGGCGCCGGTGCCCGCACCGTTGAAGGCGAGCGAAAGATTTGCCGCCTTGAACGACGTGCCGCCTAGAACGTTTTCGGCGACGATTTCGCCCGCGGTCCACGCCGCCGTTTTCGTTGCACCTGGCGCCGATCCGATCAGGCCAGAATATCCCGCCATCGATCCGCCGCCACCGGAGCCACCGCCGCTGCCGCTGGAAGCATAAAGCTGCCAGGTCGATCCGGAACGTATCAGCAGCGCCATCTGGCCGGCGACCAGGGCGCCGATCGCGAGCGGCGTGCCGTCGCGGTTCACCACATTCGCCAAGGCTAATGCATTGACGCCGATCTGCGTGGCGCCGCTGTTGGCGTTCGCGATCTTGACCAGGATTGGATTGCCGTCGACCGGCGCCGTGATCGCCGGCGAGAATGGCGCCGTGATCAGGTTCGGCGTGACGCTGGTATCGGCGACGTAGGGAATTTCAATGAAGTAATTATTGACAGTCCCACCGCCGCCGCCGCCCACCGTCGAATTCACCAGCTGAAAATGCGTGCCGTCCCAAACCAATTCCGCGATCATGCCGGCGACAAGTTCGTTAGCGGACAGAGCAGCGCCGCCGGACAACACGATCGGCGCAACGCCAAGCCCGTCATTGAAGGTCGAAGCGCCGGTATTGTTGTTCAGAATCTTGACGCGATAGGGCTGGCCCAGCTGGCGCACCAAAAGCGCCGGCGTGTAGGCGACGCTGTAGGCGTTCACCGATCCGGTATCGACCGCATAATTGACGAATTGCGATCGCACGGATTCCAGCAGCTGCTGAAGATCGCTATCGGTCGGCACCAGCCCCGATGCGATAATCAGATTGACGATTTCGGTTTGCGGATTCTGAAATACCGCCGCCGATGGAATCGATCCTTCCGTCCCCGTCGCCGGGTTGCCATTGATATAGGGCGCGTTCGGATCGGCTACGCCATAAGGCTGTTCGTATTTCATGGTTCCGCTTCCCCTTACGGTGTTCCAGCAAACGGGCCGCCGGCGGCGAGGCCGCTATAGTCGAAGACGATCTCCGTATGCGCGGGCTTGATGCGCGTCAGCAGACAGTCGAGATCTGTGGCGATGCCGATGCGCAGCATCGGATCGACGCCGGCTTGCCCCGAACTGGCGCGGAACCAGGACAGCCGCGCTTGCGCGATGCTGGTGGTCCAGTAGAAGCGCATTTCCGGCGGCCCGATCTGCCAGCGAGGCGAGCCATCGTTGTCCGGATTTTGTGCCGTCGTATCGCCGCAGCGCGACACGCCGCACATGAACGGCGCATATTCCTTGATCGTGATTGCGTAGCCTTCGCGCGCGGCCTGCGCGGTCATGAAGGCACGCGACTGCGCGCCCAGCATGGTCATCTTCGCGACCAGGGCCTTTTGCCGATCGGCAACCGTGAGCGGTTCGGCCAGACATTCATCCGGCAGTCCCCACGCCTTTTCCCAATCGGGCAGCAGGATCACGGTCTGCCGCGGATCGCTTTCGTTCACCAATAAGCGCGCCGCCAGCACCTCGACTTCATCGCCCCAAATCTGCGCCAGGCCCGCCAGCACGATCTGCAGCACGTGATCCGGTTCGCGCGGCCATGCTGGACCAGTGGGCAAAAGCCCGGACCACGCCAGCGCATATTCCGCGCCGGTGCGCTGCACCCATTGATCGCCCCGCGCTTCCAAAGGCGATACCGGAGGCGGCGCCGGCGTAGGCGTGTTGCTGCCGGCCGGTTCTTCGGTCGCCATTGGCAGCGTCGCCAGAACGATCGGCGCGCCCTGCCATTTCGGCAGCTGATCGTCAAAATCGTAGCGCCAGAATTTGATTGGCGCCTGGCCGCGCGCACCGAAAAATTCTGTGGTCGCCGGCATCCGCAGCGATGCTGCAAGAAGCGGATCGCCCTGCCACTTCGGCAGCTGATCGTCAAAATCGTAACGCCAGAATTTTGTCGGCGCCTGGCCGCTAACGCCGAAAAACTTACCTGGCTCAGGAAATCCCGCCGTCGCTGCCCTTAGCGGCGCACCCTGCCATTGCGGGAATTCGATCAGATAATCGTAGCGCCAGAATTTCGCCGGCGCCTGGCCGCTTTGATCGAAGAACGTTGCCGCTGCAGGCTGCAGCATGGCCGCCGCGATTTTCGGCGCGCCCTGCCATTTCGGCAGCTGATCGTCAAAATCGTAGCGCCAGAATTTTGTCGGCGCCTGGCCGCCAGCGCCGAAAAACTTTGCAAAATAAAGCAGGGCGAGCGCGGCCGCGCCATGCGGCTTCGGCCGCCATATCGGGTCCGGCACTGCAGCTTCGTCAAGCGATACCCACTGCGGAACAACAAACGGTTCAGCCGTGGTGTAAATGACGATGATGCGGCCCGGCGCGCCGGCGCCGCCCGCGGAATTGACGCAACTGCTAGGAGGGCCGCCGCCGCCGCCGCCAGCACCATAGTTGGCGGCGGCGGAGCCGTTGCCGTTCGTGCCGCCGCCGCCGCCGGCGCCCGGACCTGCGTTGCCGCCTGCGGTTAGCGTATAGGACGGCGTACCTGCGGTTCCGGGAGCTCCGCCAACTAAGACGGAACAAATATTTTGGCCCGGCCCACCTATGCCGCCGGGCGTTGAGAGGCCAGGCGCGCCGCCGCCGCCGCCGCCGCCAGTCCCGCCGCACAGATTGGATGTGCCGCCAGGCGACCCAGCGACGATGTGCGATCCCACGCACGCCGCCGGCGACGTCGATTTCGAAGAAGCCAGAACGGTTGTGGGCGAACCGAACCAGCAGGGATTGCTCGATCCGCCCGCTGGAATCTGGATCGCGACGCTGCCCGACGACGGCAGCGTCAATCCGGAGATAGAAGCAACGCAGCCCGACGCGCCGCCGGCGCCGCCAACAGAGCCGCCAGCAGACGAAGGCGCGCCGTTATCGCCAGCGCCCCAGCAGATGATCTGTGCGCTCGCGCCGTAAGCATCCGGCGGCGGTGTCCACGAGGTGCCGGATAGGATGACGACAGTTTTAGTCGTCATCGCTTACCGTCCCGGTTCTGGCAGATTTACGATATGCGTTCCATCGACCAGCGCGCGGATCGCGTGCTGGCGTCCTTTCGGAAATTCCACAAAGCTGCCGGCCTCCACGATCGCGGACTTGCCCGCATCGTCATAGATTTCGCATCGGCCGATCAGCACGCAAGTCGAATGAAAGAACGGATGGACGTGAAGCGGGATTTCATCGCCCGCCTTGACGAAGCGATAATGCGAAACCCTTTGCGAGCGCCCATCCGGCAGCGTGGTCATGAACGTTGCCGTGACCGGGAGGGCCATCAAAATTCGACCTTGTTCGCCGGCGTAGTGGGCGCGGGCGCCTCATCCTGCACCGGCGGCGCAAAGCCTGTTGCCGGATCATAGGTCCAGTTTTCGTGACAGCCGTCCGGCGCATCGATCCATTTCGCATCGGCCGGAAATCCGGACGGCTTCGGATCGATCGTCGCATCCGCCATCAACACGGCAGCGATGCTGTTGTCGGCAAGGATGACGGCGGCGGGCATCGGCGGTTCTCATGTGTAAGTGACGTTGCCAAGCACGGCCATCGATCCGTTGTTTGGCATGACGAAATCCGCCATCGTCAGATCGAAATAATCCACGTCCGGCGTGTTCAAGATCGCGTCGCTGACCCATGCCGAATAGATCGTGGTGGGCGGGATCAGGACGCCGTTGAGCGACGAAGACGGCGCCGCCTTCGCCGCCAGCATTGCCGCGATGCTGGCGTTGATCGCCGCCTGCGTATTGGCATCGCTTTGCGAAAGATCGCTGATCGTGCAGTTCAGCGGCGCCGGCAGCGGCGGCTCGACGAAGAAATCCTTGATCGAAACCGGGCGCAGGTTCGACATGAAGGCCAGCACGTTCGCCACATCGGCATCTTCCGGGAAGCCGCCGCCGTGGCCGCGGCCGGCGCCATCGATCGTCAGCGGCCCGGCGTTCTTTTGATCCATCATGAAGCGAACAGTGATGGTGCCGATGCCCATTTCCTGCGGCGCGCACCAGGCCCGCGTGACGCCGGGGAAGGATAGCGCCCACTGCACATAATCGAACGCGTCGCCGCCCATCGGCGGTTCGCGGATGCGATCCAGGACGCGCACGCGCAGTTCATCGTCGGTTTCCGCCGGCGCGCCATCTGACAGCACGGCGATCGTCGCCGTGCCCGATAGGCCCGGAACCACGCTGGCGAGATTGAGAACGGCGGCCGCCGTCAACAACGTTTGGCCTGGCGTCAGCGCCGCGATCGGTGCCGGCGTCGGCGCGCCGCCAAGCGTCACGGCCTGCGTTGTTTGAACAGCGATGGTCTTAGAACCGACCTGCACGGTATAAAGCGTTCCCGCCGGCACCAGTGTTAACGCAATGCCTGTCAGCAGCGCCGTGCCGGATGCAAAGTTCGCCGGTTTCCTTCCGCCTAGCCAGATATTTCCGTACCGGTCAAGCCACTCTTTCTCTGCCGTGTCCGGCATCAATTGTTTGGCCAGCCACGATAGGTAGAGCAGCGTCAAATATGCCAAGCCGGCGTTCGCATCAGACATGACGCGAAGCACGCTGTTCGGGATCATTGGTCCCGACCGCAGCTTCGCCTGAACGTTGTCGCGATTGAGCGCGCGCAACGCTTGGAGAGTTCGCGTCTGCCAAGGCATAGGCGGCTATTCCTCTTATTGCGACGCTTTGCTTGATGGAAACAGTTCAGTCCAAAGCGGCTCGAATTCCAGCGCGATCGCGGACTTCGGCCCCCGGTAGATCGTGACGCGCGCCAGGATGCGATCGTTGCGATCCGTGGACTTCCAGACTTCCACATTGAACGCCGAACAGATGCCGGCGGTGACGAAGGGCTGCAGGCATTGCTGCAAATATTGCTGCACGCGCGTTACTGTCGCACCCTCGCGCGCGCCGGCGTCCACGATGCTCGCGCGCGTCAAAAGCCACAGCTTCGAGCCCAGCGGCCAGCCGTTCCAGATTGCCGCCGCATCCATATCGCCCCACCAACCGCGGCGATCGTCGCTGCGCGGATCGGGCAGCACATCGGATGGCGCCGCGACCGCATCGGAATTGAATGCGACCAGAACCGCCGTGATCAGTTCATTCGTTTCGTCAAGCAAGCCGGCCGGCGTCTGCAGCCAATCGAACGTCACCACATCCGGCGTGGCAACCGGCACCAGGCGAATATCAGGCATCGTGCGCGGCACCGATTTTGCGATCCAGCGCCGAATAACCGGACGGCGGATCGCCGAAGAACGTCGCCGTCAGGTCGCGCCGATCGGCGGCGTCCCTGCGGCGATCCCGTTCGATGATTGCCGCTGACGATGCGCGAAAGCTGCCCTGTGACTGTCGCGGCTTATCGAACGAAGGGCCGCAGTCGACGCGGCGCCCTTGAACACGCGACACGCTGCAGTTCAGGGCTTTCGCGATCAGCGTTTCGGCGCGGGCGACGATGCCGAGACGTTGATGGCCAACGTCATCGCCATAAATATCCGTGACCTCGCGCTGCCAGATTTCGGCGGCGAGTCCGATTTCCCATTCCTGCCAGGCAACATTGTTCCATGGGCGTTTGCTCATATTCACCATCCCGCGGTTACGTCAAAGGCGATCACGGCGGCAACCGTATTGAGCGCATCGATCGCGGCTTCGTTTGTCAGCCGCGCCGCCTGCAGCGAAGCGCGGCGAGCAACGATCGCGGCCAGCAATCCAATGCATTCGGTCGCGCTTAGCGCCACCGGCGCGGTCGCGCCGATCGGCGTCCACGAGATCGAAACGGAATTGGTGAATCCGGCGATGCTTTGCATGGCCTGGCTGCCGCCGCTGGGCGACGATCCATTCCAGAGCACAGTGATGGATGCCGCATTGAACACGAAAGCGACATTCAGCAGCTGCGCATTGATGGCCGCGATAACCGTATTTGTCTGCCCAACCAAAGTAGCGAACGCGGCCAGCAGTGCCGAAAACAACGCCAGCGTCAGCGCCGCCACGCCTTCATCGCTCGCATCCCAAGATGCGCCAGGCGCGGCGGCAACCGAGTAGGCGATCGGCGCAATCCGGTAGGCTTCGAACAGCGCCTCGACCAGTTCGACCTTGACGACCTGCGCCTGCGCAACCGTCAGCGCCGGCGTCGCCGCCGCCATGGCCGTCATCCAGTCATCGATCAGCGGCTGATAGGGCGACGGATCGCTGAAGCTGGTGCGCAGCGCCACGCCGGTATTGCTTTCGACAAAGCCATCGCCGGCTTCATTCCAGATCACGTAAATCACGCTTTCCGGCAGCGACGAGCAATCCATGGTGACGGCCACATTATCGATCGCCATCAGATCGTCGGCGCGGCTGATAAAGAACCTCATGATGTGAAGGAATTCGTAGCCAGGCCGCTGATATCCATATAGCCGCCGGTATCGACAGTGCCCTTCATGGCCACCGGAATTTGACCCTGCAAAAACGATTTGCCGCCGCCGTGCGTGACGGTTGAGGCATTTTCCGTAATGCTGTCATCGGTCACCGTCACCGAACTTTTGCCCACCGCAACGGTGGTGGTGCCGCTCGCCAGTGCAACGTTGATGGTGTTCTTCGTCACGGTCACGTTGGCAACGGGCTTGGGAACTACCGTGGAATCCTGGCCCATGACGGGCTGCGCATTGCCCTGCTGCGGCTGATCGATCTGCATCTGGATCGTCTGGCCGTTCGGCGCCTTGACCAGAATTCCATTGCGCTTGAGGTGAATCCATTGGCCCTGATCGTCATGCAACGCGACTTCGCCCTCCTTCATCTTGTAAAGCCGGAAGCGGCGGTCGGCGACCTGGAGAACGACACCGTGTGAGCGATTGCCGCGAAGATAGTTCCCAAAGGCGGCGGCATACGGAATCACGCCTTGAACC